AGCTTTTGCAACAATTGATATAACAGTAAATAATCCAGCTGGTACACCAAGTTCATTGGCTATGCCTCGTGGTACTACATTCCAAACTACAATTGATAATAAAAACTATACTTTTGTTAACCTTGAAGCTCAAACAATCGTTCCGGTAAATGGCGCATATACATTTAGTAATGTACAGATTAATCAAGGTACTATTAGAAACCAAGAATATGTTGTCGATAATACAGACACATCTCAAAAGTATGAGATTCCAGATACAAATGTAGATACAGCAAGTCTTATTGTTAAAGTTAAAACAAATGCAAATACTACAGACTTTGAAGTGTTTACACTAGTTACTAATATCGTTGATGTTGACCAAAATACAAATGCCTACTTCTTACAAGAAGGCATGGATGGAAAATACGAAATTTATTTTGGTGATAATGTATTTGGTAGAAAATTAGCTGCAGGTAATATTGTTCAATTAGAATATCTAATAACTGACGGCGAAGCTTCTAATAACGCTACTGTGTTTACTCTTACTGGTAATATTTCAGGTAATACAAATACCAGTATAACCTTATCCTCAGCAGCCGGTGGTGGTGCTACTCGTGAAGCTACTGACTCAATTAAGTTTAATGCTCCACTTTCTTTCCTAGCTCAAAACCGAGTTGTAACAGCCGATGATTATAAAGCTATTGTAAAAAATAACTATACAAATGCTGAAACAGTTTCAGTCTGGGGTGGAGAAGAACAAGCAGTTCCTGAATACGGAAAAGTGTTCTTATCAATTAAGCCCGGTAATGCAGATACTCTTACTGAAGTTCAAAAAACATTTATTAAAGACTCTATTCTTAAGACTAAAAACCTAGTGTCTATTACACCAGAAATTGTTGATCCTGATTATACATTTATTAAACTAGAAGTATTCTTTAAGTATGATCCAAACTTAACATCACTAACAGCTGGTGAATTAAAAGATCAAGTTATTGCTACAATCACAAATTACAATAATACTAATCTGAAAAAGTTTGATGGTGTGTTTAGAGCATCACAAGTAACTACACTCGTGGATGCTACTAATCCTTCTATCTTAAATACAATTCAGCGTGTCTTTGTACAAAAACGGTTAACACCAAATGTTGGTTATCCACAAAAATATACTCTTGAATTTTCATCTCCATTCTCATCTAATATTGCTACTGGAGCTTCGGTAATTGATTCAAGTGAATTTATTATGAATGGCTTTAATCATAGGATGCAAGACATTCCAACAAGTGATCCTAATATTAGAAAAGTTCAGTTATATAGAATTTCAAACAATCAAAAAATTATTACTACAGTAGATGCTGGCACAGTAGATATTAAAACCGGTACTGTAGTACTTACTAATTTTAATCCTGATGGTGGAGTAGTTGGATCTAATCCATATATAACAGTAACGGGTACACCAGCCTCAAACGACCTAGCACCAAGAAGAAATCAATTACTTCAAATTGATCTTCTACAAACAGTGGTTACTCCACAAGTTGATGAAATTGCTACAGGTTCGGTTATTGCAGGTATTGGTTACACAACAACAGCGAATAATAGCTAATGTCACATAAAGTAACAACCATAGTACCAGAGCATATTCAGCTTGAAAAGCCTGAGCTTATGAAGTTCATGGAAGCGTACTATGATTTTTTAGATCAGCCAGACCAGCCAGGTGCATTCTTAAAGTCTTTACCTGCACATCGTAATTTAGATACAGTTGGTACTGAATTTCTAGAGATGTTACAAAGAGAATTAGCTGTTCCAATTCCAGAAACTGTTGTTGCAGATAAATCCAAACTATATAAGAACATTACAGATATATACCTTTCAAAAGGTGCTGAACCTTCGTTTAAAGCTTTGTTCAGACTTATCTTTAATGATGACATTGAACTCTTTTTTCCAAGAGTAGATATTCTTAAGCCTTCGGATGCTAAATGGGATCCAACAAACGGACGTTGGAAAAACGATGATGGTAAATTATCTGTCAAAAAGTTTATTCAAGACTCAAGATATTACCAGTCATTTTCTTATGTTATTAAGACTGGGCAAACAATTGATAACTGGAAAGATGTAGTTAAGAAACTATTGCATCCAGCAGGATTTGCTTTCTTCGGTGAGGTAACTATCTTCTCTGAAGCCGTTGGAGTAGCTGGTAGTCCAGTAAAAGCAAAAGGTGTAGCAGACTTTAGTACACTAGATACTGGTATTCCGGTCTTTGCTGATCCAGTAGTCGTAGATGTTGCAATACCAGTGGTTGGTGGTGTTGCCCTAGATATCGAACTTACGTTCGTTCTTCAGCCAATCAACCAATATGCAATAGGTCCAAACTTTTTGCATGTTGAAAAGTATAAATTCCTGCCAGATATCGGCCCTATGAGTAATTATGCAAATTTTACAATTGCTGATGCTGCAGCAGGTACTAAATTAAATATATCGTTTGAATCGGTGATTAACATCACATAACGTGTATAAATAGTATTAACTAAATTAAATGAGGTAAGGTTATAAAATGACGGCCATCGTATCAAAACAAATTAGGGTCAATAACGCGGGTGCATTTCGCGATGACGTAGGTACTGATAGTACTTATCTATACATCGGTCGCTCACATAACTGGCCTAGCTCAGATACTGCAATCGCAACTCCGGTTGATACAGTATTCGACAAAAATAATGTACATCAGAATATGATTGCACTTAAAAAAGTAGCTCAATCTGATGTTTCCCATTGTATCACTCGTTATAACTGGCTTTCAGGTACTACTTATGTAGCCTATGATGATCAGTTATCTACGTTAAGTACATCACAGTATTATGTAATCACAGACGAACTGAATGTTTATAAATGTTTGCAAGCTGGTACAGGTGCTTCGGTTGTTAAACCAACTGGGCAAACCACAAATGCTGCTAACGCTGTAGAGTCTGATGGTTATGTTTGGAAATTTATGGCTACTCTTTCAGGTACACAGGCCACAAAGTTCTTAACAAACTCTTTTATTCCAGTAAATGTTATTACATCAAATGATGGATCACTCCAGTATGATGTTCAAACAAATGCTCAAAATGGTTCAATCCACAGGGTTGTAGTTACAAGCGGAGGATCAGGTTATACTTCAACACCGACAGTAACAATTACCGGTAATGGGCAAAGTGCTACAGCTGCAGCTACGGTTGTGGGTGGAGTAGTTACAGACATTTCAATGAGTAATATCGGAACTGGTTATGATGAAGCCTTAGTTACTATCACAGGTGGTGGTGGTACAGGAGCTACAGCAAGAGCTATTATTTCGCCTCCTGGTGGTCATGGCGCAAATATGGCTGATGAACTTGGTGCTTTCTTTATTATGTGTAACATCAACTTGGATTCAGCCGAAGGATCTGGAGACTTTCCAATTGACAACGATTTCCGTCAATTAGGTCTTATTCGTAACCCATTTAATTTTGGAACAACTGTAAATGCCACAGCCTCTACGTTACAAGCTACTCGAAATCTAGTATATGGATCTCTTGCAGGTGGAGCTTTTGCACCAGATGAAATTATTACTGGCGGAACCTCTGGAGCTCAGGCCTATATAACTTCTATAGACGTAGGAACAAGTACTATTCGATATCATCAAGATGCCAGTACCGGTTATGGAACATTTCAAGCTTCAGAAGCTATCTCAAATAGTGGAGCGGTAACGGCTAACATATCTTCTCTTGGTGACCCTGAAGTTGAAAAGTTTTCTGGGGAAGTTCTTTATATCGAAAACAGAAGTGCGGTTGCTCGAGCTAATTCACAAATTGAAGATATTAAACTTGTACTAGAGTTTTAAGGTAAAAAAATAATGACAATTGATTTTAATGTATCCCCCTACTATGATGACTTCGAAACAAATGCGAAGCAACAATACTATCGCATTTTGTTTCGGCCTTCAGTGGCTCTTCAAGCAAGAGAGTTAACTCAATTACAGTCTACTCTGCAAAATCAGATTAGTCAATTTGCTAATCATACTTTTAAAGATGGAGCCATGGTTATCCCTGGCCAATCTGCATTAGACAAAGAGTATGGATTCATTAAAGTTGCTTCAACATTTAGTAGTGCAGACGTAGAATTATACCGTACCGAATTTGAAGGTACTCTTATTACTGGTCAAACTACTGGAGTAGTAGCTAAAGTAGTTGGCACAGTTGCAGTATCTGGTTCAGATCCTCTTACACTGTTTGTCAAATATACTTCATCTGGTACAGATAAAACTACAAAAGAATTTGCTCAAAACGAAGTTGTATTATCAAATGGATCAACTCCTCGTTCAGCACAAATTAACAACGTATCAGGCAGTGTAGGATTTGGCTCAGCCGTATCTATTCAGCCTGGTATCTATTATGTCAATGGAACCTTTGCTTATGTTTTAAGTCAAACTCTTGTACTTGACAAATATACAAATACACCTTCTTATAGAATCGGACTTACAGTAGTTGAAAGTTTAGTATCTTCAACACAAGATGCAAACCTTACAGATAATGCTACTGGTTCTCCAAACTTTGCGGCACCTGGTGCCAATCGTTATAAGATTTTACTTACATTAACGAAAAAAGGTTTGACCGCAACAGACGATGATAACTTCATTGAACTTATCCGTGTAGAGAATGGTGTTATTTCTAAACAAATTAGATCAACTGAATACTCTATCCTTGAGGATACATTTGCTCGTAGGACTTATGATGAGTCTGGTGACTATACAGTTCGTCCTTTTGGTATTGATGTAAGAGAGCATTTACAGAGCGGTAACAATAGAGGTATCTATTCAAGTGCAGCTGGTGGTGATGATTCTAAGTTGGCCATCGGTTTAGAGCCTGGAAAAGCTTATGTTCGTGGTTATGAAATTGATACAATTGCCACAACATATCTTAGTGTAGATAAGGCACGGGACACTGCTCAATTAGAGAATAATGTTATTTCTTTTGAAATGGGTAACTATACTCTTGTTAATACTACAACAAACCTACCTAATATTACAGATTACGAAAAGCTAGATCTTCGTAGTTCTGCCAATACTGTAATTGGTACTGCTCGAGCAAGGGCATATGAATTACACTCTGGAACACCAGGTACTTCTGGTGCAGTCTATAAGTTATATCTCTTTGATATTCAGATGTCTGGGTCAAACTTATTTTCTGC